AGAATTAGAAAAACTATGGCCATATGGCCATGTTGTGATAGGTGAAGTAACATTTACAAGTTGTGCATATGTAGCACGTTATATTATGAAAAAACAAAAAGGAAAAAATGCTGAAGAGCATTATTTTAACAAAGAAACTGGAGAATTAATTGAACCAGAATATTGCACAATGAGTAGAAAACCAGGAATTGGTTATGACTGGTTTATAAAATATAAAACTGATGTTTATCCCAATGATTATTGCGTAATAAATGGAAAAAAAATAAGACCACCTAGGTATTACGATAATTTATTATCGGAAGAAGAAAAAGAAGAAATAAAAAACAAACGTAAAGAAAAAGCACCAGAGGTGTATGCCCAATACGATGAACGTATGGACAGGCTATTTGTGCAAGAACAAGTAAAAATTACACAATTACAAAGGCTTATTAGAGATATATAAAATAGTTTGACTCGTAATATATATTATGTAACTTTTACATATCAAAAAAAAAGAAACGAGGACAAAATTATGGACAAGAACTTATATTCAATTTACGACAAAAAATCTGGAACATATATGCAACCATTCGTGGAACTTACAGATGGCACAGCAACACGACAATGTATGGATTTATTAAACAATCCAAATGCACCATTTTCAAAATTTCCAGAAGATTTCACGTTAATGCGAATCGGAAGTTGGGACGAAATTGGTGGAATCCCTACCGCAGACAACCCACCAGAAGTTATAATTGAGCTATTAACATTACAAGAAGCAAAGGATTAAAAATATGTTTGGACCTATGGGAACATTACCAAGTACATTATCAAAGGACTTTAGTAGAGTACCAAAAGTAGATATACAAAGGTCAGTATTTAACCGTGATCACGGTTTAAAAACAACTTTTGATGCCGGATATTTAGTGCCAATATTTTATGATGAAGCACTACCTGGCGATACGTTTACCATGGATGCTAACGGTTTTGGCCGTTTAGCAACACCAATTAATCCATTTATGGATAATTTATATATAGAAACATTTTTCTTTGCAGTTCCATATAGACTAATATGGAACAACTGGGAGAAGTTTTGCGGTGAGCAAGATAATCCAGGTGATAGTACAGACTATTTAGTACCACAAACTAGTGGTACAATTGCAAATAGTTCATTATATGACTATTTCGGAGTACCTACTGATGTTAATTTGAGCTTTAACAATTTATGTGGAAGAGCATATAATTTAATTTATAATGAATGGTTTAGAGATCAAAATTTACAAGATAGTGTACAAGTAGATAAAGGAGATGGCCCAGATACATTAAGTAATTACACTTTACTTAAAAGAGGTAAAAGACACGATTATTTTACAAGTGCTTTACCTTGGCCACAAAAAGGCGAAGCTGTAACATTACCGTTAGGTCAAGAAGCTTATGTCAAAATAAGTGATATAACTGGCCAACCTGCATCAGGCGGTAATAATAATTATGTTGTTTTAGAAACAAATAATAATGATATAGCAGAGCTAAGAGAAAATAGTAACTGGGATACATCAAGCGCTGCGCATACAGCAAGAACTGCTCAAGTCAATTTATATGCTGATTTAACAAATGCGACTGCGGCGACTATAAATCAGCTTAGAGAAGCTTTTCAAATACAAAGATTGTATGAAAAAGATGCAAGGGGTGGCACGAGATATACCGAAGTTATACAATCTCACTTCGGAGTAACTAGCCCAGATGCTAGATTACAACGCCCCGAATACCTCGGAGGCGGAAAAGATAGGATTAATATTAATCCTATTGCTCAAACAAGTAGTACAGATGCAACAACACCACAAGGTAATTTAAGTGGTTACGGTACTACCGGTTTTACCGGCCATAGATTTAATAAATCATTTACTGAACATAGTGTGGTAATAGGTTTAGCTTGCGTATTTGCTGATTTAACATATCAGCAAGGACTAGCCAGACATTTTAGTAGACAAACTAGATGGGATTTTTATTGGCCTGCCCTAGCCCATCTAGGTGAACAAGCTGTGCTTAATAAAGAAATTTATGCACAAGGTACTGGTGACGATAACAATGTATTTGGATATCAAGAAAGGTATGCAGAATACAGATATAAACCAAGTAATGTTACTGGACAAATGAGATCGAACTTTGCTCAAAGTTTAGATACATGGCATTTGGCCCAGGATTTTGGTAGCTTGCCAGTTTTAAATGCAAGTTTTATAGAAGAAAATCCACCAGTAGATAGAGTTACAGCAGTACAAAATTATCCAAATTTAATTTTGGATATGTATTTTAAACTTAAATGTGCAAGACCAATGCCGACATACGGCGTACCTGGTCTTATAGATCATTTCTAATGTTTGATGCTATAGCAAGTGTAGTTGGTACACATCTAACCAACAGAGCAAATAAACGTATTGCAAATACTCAAATGCAATTTCAAGAACGCATGTCGAGCAGTGCTTATCAACGTGCAATGCAAGACATGAAAAAATCCGGTTTAAATCCAATTTTAGCTGGAAAAATGGGTGGTGCAAGTACGCCTGCTGGAGCTGGTATTCCAGCTCAAGATTATGGTCAATCATATATTAGAGGAAAACAAGTTAGTAATGCAAAAGTATTACAAAATGCACAAGCACAACAAGCACAAGCAAATGCAAGATTAGCAACTGCAAATGCAGATTTAGCACAATTAGATGTTAATACTTTAAAAAGGCTTAAATTAAGCCCAATGCAAATGAAACATACTGTATTAAATCAAGGTGGATCTGAATTATACAATTCTGCTCGTGATTTATACAGTGATGTAAAAAAACAATATTTACCTAAAATTATACAAGATGATTTTATGAAAGAATTTGTAACCGGCAATGCTTTAACTAAAGGAATGCAAGGTACTAAATTAGACAAGTTTTTGCGAGATATTATTAATAAAGCAAAAAATTATTATAAGAGCCGAACTGGCGGAAGTAGGACACGATATGTCAAATAAAAAATCAAAAGTTGAAACAACAATTACACAAACTTTTAGAACAGCTTACGAACCGCATAAAAAATATGTATTTAAAACAAGCGGAGAAAGCTTAACACAACAACATTTTAAAGAAGAATGTGATGTCATTAATATAATAAAAAGACACGATAGAAATGGCATAATAGAACACGTACAGCGTGGCCAAGCCCGCTACGGAGATTTCTCGGAAGTAGCAGATTACCGAGAAGCACTAGACTTAGTTCGAGATGCCCAAGACGAATTTATGACTATACCGTCAGATATTCGTAAAAAATTTGATAACGATCCAGGCAAATTTTATGAATTTGTGTCAAATCCTGACAACAAAGAAGAATTAAAAAAAATGGGCTTTATACAGCCCAAAGAAGCACCAGAACTGTCCTCAGTTGGTGCAAAAGCTCTTTCTGATGCTGGTGAGCCATCAACAGCTCAAGAAGCTCAGAAAGAGCCCACACAGTTAACTACTTGATGTTAACTGTGTGGAGTGACACCCCTACCTAAAAAAAAGGAGAAAAGACATGTATAGAAAGAAAATGTCAAGAAAGAAATCAAAAAGACAGTTTGCAAAAACTGCAATGAAAGTAAATAGAAAAAACCACGTAAAACCAATGCGTGGTGGATATAGAATATAATATGCAATGGCATGTTACCATCCACTACTTGCCTTTAGAAATGAAGGTAAAATAACATTTAATAAGCCCTTTCCATTTGCGAAAGGGTTTAATTTACCATGTGGGCAATGTGTAGGATGTAGATTAGAATACAGCAGACAATGGGCTGTTAGATTAGTGCATGAAAACCAAATGCACGATAAATCATGTTTTATAACATTAACATTTAATCAAGAAGAATTAGATAAAAGAAGCAATCCTGCTTCTGTAGATGTGCGTGATTTTCAACTCTTTATGAAAAGATTGAGAAAGAAGCACAAAAAAATAAGATTTTTTCACTGTGGAGAATACGGTGAACAAAATAAAAGACCTCACTATCATGCTTTAATATTTGGATATGAATTTCCAGATAGGAAATTATGGCAAACA